ATTTGACCAGCACGACCTCGCATACTTGCCATAATTAGATTATCATATTCCAAGTCAAACTGCATAGTTGAGGCAACCTGTTCTCCGATATCATTTACCTCAATGAGAACGAATGATTGGTTGTATGCTTTTGCAACATCATATATCTTAGCAGGAAACAATAGGGGTTTTATTTCGTTGTCACGATATTTTGCAACAACCTTATACGGCATTTGTGATACATCAAATACTAAAAATGCAGAGTAATCGTTTGATGTTCCTCTAGAAACATCAGCTGTCATTACATATGTGTGGTCTTTTAACGGTTTTTCAAACACATCAAGACCAGCATTAGATTGAATTGGTGGAATGTAGGACAGAACTCTTAGTTTTCGTGCTGCAATTAATGTATCGATACTGCCTAAGAATTCACAATTAAATTCTGTGTTAAACTGTTGTTCACTGGTGTTCTTTATAGTTTCTGCTTTCCATGCTTCATCACGGCCAGGAATTTCACTCCAATGAACTTCAATGGGAATGTAAGAGTTTCTTTGGTTCTCTGCATCATTCCACAATTTGTAAAACATATTCATACCATGAGGGGTCGATACTATCATGACTTTTGTAGTTTTACCCGAACTGATCGTTGGGTATACTGAACTAAAGAATTGTTCTGCTACGTTGGAAGGAACGTATGCAAACTCATCAAGGAAAATTATGTTATATGAACCACCACGAACCGCACTAGCTGAAGTAGAACTTGCAAGAATTTTTGAACCATTTTCTAGTTCCAAAGAACCTTTGTTCCAAGACATTACCCCTTGTTGCAACCACTTAGGTAGGTGTTCATATGCAAGTTGTAACCGCCCTAGCAAGTCTCTAGCGGTAGCTGCTTTGTTAGCGAGTATCGCAACATTGACCGATGGATTGAATAGGACATAATGAAGTAAATATGCTATAATAGTTGTAGATTTACCAGACTGTCTAGGAAGTTTGCAAATAGTAAAACGGTTGTTGTGAAATGTACCAACCATTTCTTTTTGAAAGTCATACATTTTAAATGGAACTAGACCTTCATCTAATGACACAATCATAATATAGTTTTCTATAAAATATTGAGGGTCACTCATACACCTAGCGTACTCTTGGACTTCTTCTTTTGTCCACTCTTGAGATACGTTTGCTTTTTTAAGGTTTGGGTTGCCTAAATAATTCTGTTCCATTGTTTATAAACCTATCTTTCAATTTAAAATGTTATTTCTTTTCCTTTAACATTTTTTGTAGTTCAGCAGTTGAACCAACATATAGTGCGTTGTTTACAGTTCTTGGAGCATGGTTCGGCACTTCCTTCAATTTTCTCATCTTCTCTTGCAGTTCTCCAAGTTTTTCCGTAACCTCTGCAACTTGTTTAATACCATTAAGTGCAACTTCATAAGTTCTTGGATGTTCTGATTCTTTTGCAAGTTCTAAAATACCATCAATAGCATCTTGACCACGTTCAATCAGATTGTAAAGATTTTCTCTTTGGTACTTATAATCATTGTCAACATCCTCACTAGTAAGATTTGAATTTTTAGTGGCCATAGATGTAAGAGTAGAATACGCCGGTCTTTCATAACCGCTAGCGGTTGTTTTTTCAACATAGGTTGAATCGGGAATAATCTTTTCTATAACACCTAAAGTTTTATCAAGTTGCAACGTAGACTCTTTATTCATCTGAACCTGATACTGGATTAAATTCTTTTGCATCCTCAAAGAAAGATGTAGTTTCGTTGAATCCAAAATCATCATCTGCTGAAGCACTTTCTGGATTTGATGTAACTGTAAGTCTTTGTTCTCTCTTAGGTGAATTAACTTCTAAGTCAGTATACTGATCAACTTGAACAGTCTTGATAACCTTACTAGAAGTAACAGGCCCATATAAATAAAACTTTGCAGTAAATGAAAGAGTGTATATCAATGCTCTACGAGTCGTAAAGTCTCCTTGATAGTTATCTTCATACGAAATAGAATTTAATACAATTGGAACATCTCTTTTACTATCCATAGAAACATTATCATTAATTGTTAATGTATAGTCTGGTTGAAAGTATGGAAGAATCTGTTCTACAATTTGTAATGCATCATCAGATTGTTTTGCCATAATGTATAGTTCTATTGATAGGTTATACGGTACAGGCATATATTGTGTATCTAACTGTTTAGCTTTTGCACCTTTAGCTTTTCTAAATCGTTGAACACGATTTAATTTTCTTGCTGAATCATACTCCAAGTTTTGAATTTCAAATCCAATACGAGGTAAAGTAATTGCAACTTGTTTAGTTAAGTCTGCATCTTCATTCAATCGTACTAAAAACTTTTCTCTCGGCCCATACGCAAGAGGAACTTTCATAGATTGATTTATGTTTCCAGAATTATCTTTACGAACAAGGTTGATATTGTTAAACATTGTTCCAAAAGAAACAATAACCTTTCGTATACTTTCGTGATAGAATTGTTGTCCTAGCATAATATATTTTCCTTATTAACTAATTGCGTGACCGTAAAGTGTAAGTACAAACTGCCCTGCGTTATATACAGCATCAGCAGCATCTGTACCACCCTCTACTAAGTAGAAGTAATCGTTTGCAGTTATTGCTGGTGTAATATTTGACAGTTCTTGTCCAGCAACCATTCCACCAGTATTAAATAATTTAGCAGTACCACCAGCAGCATCATATTCAATATCACCAGCAGAGTTTGTTGCAATATCAATATCTGTATTAAGTGTACCACTTGCAACAGCAGGTAACTCAATACATGCTAGTTCTGCTCTAAATACAATACCACACGTACCTACTACATATCTTCCGATAAATGCATTACCACCAGCTGGCAGACCAATAACATCATTTGCAGTACCACCTTTACCCCCAAGAGCAGTTAGGTCAAAATGAATTTTTGTTGTGATAACACCATTTAGTGTACTTCTTCTAGTTATTGGAGCAAAACTTGTTGCGACTGCACCAGCACCATGTTCAGTTGCTACTGTACCATTTAGAACTGAACCAGTAAAATTAGGTGCTGTTAATGTTTTGTTTGTTAATGTCTGTGCTGCAATTAAAGATACTAAAGTTGAGTTAGCACCAGTAGGCAATAAAAAGACAGAGGAGTTTGCAGCGGAGTGTGGTTGTGATTGTAATGTTTGTGCATGAGCATTTGAACTCTCACAATAGAATAATATTTTTGAAGCTGCACCAGTGTTTTTAAGATCAATAACACCACCAGAAACGAATAAGTCATCGCCAACTGTAAAGTCAGCATTTGTTGTTAATCCTGTATTGTGTGCATGAGTTAAGTTTATATCTTGGTCATTACCAAATACAATTCTACCGGCGTCTGCGAGAAATATATCATTAAATCCTAATGAAGTAGTACCTATGTCAGCGCCGTCATTAGCATCTGGAACAAAAGCAGTTTCTGCCGTGATTGTATTAGAGCGTATTCCTGATGTACCGTTATCAATTGCACCAAATCCTGCAGCGATTGAACCAGCACCTAAAGCGCCTGTAGTAACAAGACCAGTCATTGTAGTTATAGAGTTTTGTGTTACAGTTGCGACTGTTCCAGTTAAGTTCCCAACAAATGCTGTTGATGTAATACTTGTTCCACCAGTAACTACACCAGCATCAATTACAAGAGCTCCATCAAGAACAATCTGTTGACCACTAAGAGGAGTAATTAATAAGTCAGTACCAGCAGTTGAACTTAATGTATTACCATTTATATTAAGATTATCTACTTGTAATGCAGTAAGTGTACCAACACTAGTAATAGCAGTTTGGGCTGCTTGTGTAACTGTTAAAGCAGTACCAGAAGCGTTTCCTGTTACGTTACCTGTTAATGCACCAGCAAATCCTGTAGCAGTTACTATGCCAGTACTTGGATTATATGTTAGTGTACCATCAGATTCTAGTCCTAAGTTACCACCATCAACATCTCCACCAGCAGTAAAGATAAGTGCATTGCTCTCATTTGTAGATTCGTTGTCTGTAATGGTAACTGTTGTTGCTAATGTTGCAAGTCCTACCGCAATATTTGCTGAACCATCAAAAGAAGTTCCACCGATAGTTCTAGCAGTTTCTAGTATGGTTGCTTCTGCAGCAAGTCCTACCGCAATATTTGCTGAACCATCAAAAGAAGTTCCACCGATAGTTCTAGCAGTTGCTAGTGCAGTTGCAGTTGCAGCAAGTCCAGAAGTTGATTGGTTACCAGCTGCATTTACACCGGGCAGATTTATATTAGCACTACCGTTAAACGAAACCCCACCAATTGTTCTCGCAGTCTCAAGCGTAGTTGCAGCTGCCGCAAGTGCTACAGCAATATTTGCAGAACCATTGAATGATGTACCGCCAATAGTTCTAGCAGTCGCAAGTGTTGTTGCTGTATCTGCGTTACCTGTAACATCACCAGTTATATCACCAACAAATGCTGTTGATGTAATACTTGTTGCACCAGTAACTACACCGGCATCAATAATGATGGTTCCATCAAGGACAATCTGTTGTCCTGATACTGGAGAAATTGTTAAGTCTGTACCAGCCGTACTGGTAATTGCATTACCATTAATATTGATATTATCAACTTGAAGTGCAGTTAGTGTTCCCACTGAAGTAATTGCAGTCTGGGCCGCAGTAGCAAGAGCACCAGTAATTGTCCCTGTTGTTGTTAGATTTTCATTACCAAAGGAAATTGCACCAGAACTATCTGTAATAGAACCCGCAGCTAATGCAAGAGTTCCACCATTAAGAGTAGTTCCGTTTACTGTTGTAGTAGCAAGAGTTGTAATTGTCGCAGACGTTTGCGTTCCACCAACTACACCTGTAATTGTTGGAGCAGTTAAAGTTACCACTGTTGCAGTCGCACTGATACCACTAGTCAAAGACGATGCATCTCCAATTAGAGTATAAATCTCTAAGAAGTTATCATTAACTTTATCAGCTGCAGCCCGAAGAGTATCGCCAGTGCCATCGTCTGCGGCATCGCCTATTCCTAATACTTGATTTGCCATTTATGTTCTCCTAGTGTTATTTATAATCATGTTGGATCACCAAATGGATTAGATTCCGAGAAGTCTAAGACTGTATCATCCAATGTATCAAATAATTCATTTTGTGCGGTCTTATCGTTTACATAATCACCAATATAGTAGTCTTCAGATATAATGTAACTACCATTTTCAAGTAGGACACTTTCACCAAACGATGCTGGATCGTCATCTGCACTAACCGTGGCAGCATCTACAGTGACATTTGTTATATCAAGAGTATAATCTGTGTCATCTATTGTTAATGATTGACCAACAGTTGTTGCATTTTCAAGAGTAATCTGATATTCAGAACTTGCAGTAGACAGGGCATCTTCAATTGCGTCAATTTCTGAAATACCTGTATCAAGTGCTTCTGAACCGTAATCGAACAATCGACAGCGCATCTTGTAAACTGGGTTATTGTCCAACTGGTGGAAAGGATCATCGTGATCCACAAAGTTAATTTCAAATAATTTCTTGAGTGTTGGGTGATAAATCGCATCACCCTCTAGCGGCCGGTCTGCATTAGTTGCATCAGTTTCATTAACAATATAAAATATCTCACCCTCTAATTTGGATGTCGAGAATGTACCAGATTCTAATTGGATGGAACCAGACGATGTTGAATCTGTCCCCGTTTCTATTTGTACTTGTTTTGTCTTCTCTTGAAACCGTGTCTTACTTACAACGAAGGTTGCTTCACTTAGGTTCTGCAAACCAAATTGAGACATCAGTTCTCGTTCTCCAGC